GTATCTTCGTCAACACCTGTTTGAACAAGTGCTGTGTTCTGTTGCAATATACTAATTAAATCGGTACTCATATGTGCTCCTATTGTTTACTTGGTTTTCTAACTACTACACTTAACTCACGCAACGCACTGATACCCGGAGGTAATCCTTCTTCAGTTTTGTTTGCAATGAACTCTTTAAAATTAGCTTGATGTATCCGTTGTTGTAATAACTCTAAGGCATCGTGTTGCTTGATGTAATCTTTAAAATTATCCCAATCATTACATACAAAGTTTTCCCTAGTAGTTTTAATAATAGTTCCATTCCCTGTACGTATACTGTCAGCATTAATATCATTGCAGGCGACTAGCATTACTTGTTCTAATTGAGCCATTTCCGCTTTTAATTCGGCATCCTTTAGTTCAAATTGCCTAGCTAGATTATCACGTGCTAAACGTATTGTCAAATATGCTTTGACTAATTCATCAAGTTTCGGGTCTTCCTTTGCTTCTACTATGTCACTCATTCTTCTAACTCCTCTCGATATAAATCAACTAGTTTACTATGTAAATCAACTTTTCCTTGCAACATCCTGTACATCCTTTTCTCTACTTCAGATCCCTGTAAATGAACTACAGTCATCTTATTCTGTTGTCCTACACGATCCATACGGGCAATACACTGTAGGTAAGTTTCAACGCTCATTACAGGAGACCAGAACACAACCGTATTTGCTGCAGTTAGCGTCACTCCGTGAGAAGCGGCTTGTGGTTGTATGATTAAAACTCTTGGGTCTTCAACTGTTTGAAACCTATTAATAATATTAGCTCGTTGGGTTGCGGTTACAGCTCCATTAATAACTTCAGCCATAATGCCCTTATCATGCATGAACCTAGCTAACACTTCAATCGTATGTCTATAAGGTACAAACACAATTATTTTATGTTCCGTCTCATCAATTACTTCCATCAACGCAGATAGACGCGGTGATATATCAAACTCAACAACTTCTTTTTTATCTGTGTAGACTGCGCCTCCTGATATTTGTAATAGCTTGTTAAGGTTGGCCGCAGCATTGACCGTGCTAATCTGTTCTCCTGCAGCTTGAATAAGCATTTCATCTTTAAGTAACTTATAATATTTTTGTACCTGTGCCGTTAAAGGTATGTCTCGTGTTTGATACATGACATCAGGTAAATCTAAACAATCATTCTTAGCAAATCTAATTGCAGGTTTCAATGCTTTAAATACTTCATCTTTAGCGTTAGCTTTTGGTAACCATTTAAATCTTGACTTCTGATACATAACCTTGTCACGCCACGCTGCTGAAAATTTAGGCACACGTTGTGGACATACTAATCTAGCTAGACCGAATGCATCGACTGGAGACTGAGATGCTGGTGTACCTGTTAACATCCATAGTCTTTTTTACGTTTCTCGGCAGTACCATGTGCAACACTAACTGAACGATGCATGCACGTGTTGTATACGTCACCTTGCCACGCAGAATACATAATAGATAAAGGACATATAATAAGAACACGTTTGACTTTACCTAGCGTCATTAGATAATCAGCTGCCCAAAGTACCGACGATGTTTTTCCAGTACCGGCCTCGTTAAAACAAAATGCTCTGTGGTTGATACTTAAAAATTCTGCGGTAACTTTTTGGTGGTCGAACGGTGTATACAATCCTGACCATTTATAATCACGTGACATAGGTGAAGGTAGATTGTTTCTAAACGATGCAAGACGATTTAACTGGGTCATCTCTTCAACGCCCCAATATATAACCATCTCAGCGAGGTTACCTTGTCTACTTATAATTTCGGATTTTTCTATACTGCTTGTGATATGCGGAACGATGTGTTCTGGCACAGTGAGTTGTATTGCGGTATTGTCAATAATTTGCATACTATCCTTAGACTAAGTCTCACCGAGACTTTCGATAACTATAAACTAGGTCTTGACTGATGTCAAGTAAAACTTAACTATCTTTTCTTACGTTCTTTCTTACTTACTTCTGAAACTAAATTACCTTTTGAGTCCCGTTTGAATGAACGGTTTTTTGAAGCAGACTGAATACGGACGCCGTCCTTATTAGATCCACCTTTGTCAAGAGCTCTTACATGAGCTACATCTTTACCTTCTCTAGCATCGGCTTTACCGTTGCCATTAGTGTCCTTACCTTTTTTATCTAGCGTACGACGAGCACGTTGTCTTTCCATGCGACGATCGTGTTCACCACGTTTCTTCTCCATGTCGTATTCGTGTTTGTAGGGTCTAGGTTTTGTAGTATAAGGCATAGGCGTATTATATCATCCTCTATTGAAGTCACAACTCTTTACTGGACAATATTTACAAAGAGGTGTAGGGTTTGGCGGCCATACATTATTGTCATATGAGTTATCTAGTCTACCTAGTGGGCCATCAAACTTAGCCCAAGATTTATCTAGTTCCTCTCTTGTGTATTCTTCTGTGACAAAAGAACCGTGCATCACAAATAATAACCCTGCTTTAATCTTGTTGACATTTGGAAAATGTGCAAACGTCATAAGTGACATCAGTCTTAACTGTTTAGGATCGGGATACTTACTACTGCCTGTTTTATAATCAACAATAAAAGCATAGTCGCCATCTACAATAAGTAAGTCAACAATACCCCGCACCCAACGATTTGAATCTGCAAAATCACACGGAGTTTTATCTCTAAACAAAGCCATCTCATATTCAGGATATTTTTCGCCAGGGATATCTATAAGTGCGTCTGCTGCGGGTTTGAATCTAAGATAATTAAGTGCAAGTTCTTTACCATCTTTAACATAGTCTTCTAAAGCTTTATGAACTTCTGTTCCATAGATCATTTGTTCCGAAGGAATGACCGTATAGTTCTGAGCAACTCTTATTTCATAATACTTCTTAGGGCAGTTCTCGTATTCTTTTAATGCCGAGTAAGACCATGTGTATTGAGCCATTATTTTTTATCTACTTTCTGAACGTTCCCCGTCGATTTATTAAGTTCATACTCGGCTAATACTTCGGGTTTCTTTTTACGAAAGATCAAATCAAAATTCTTTTCAAACATTTCATTATTAGGTTTGCTATGTAACCAATCACCTGTCACGTCATTTCTTGAAGTATTCTTACTCATAATCAACCATCACTTCCTTAAGTAGTTTTTCATACGTTAATTGTTCTTTATCTTTAGCAAACTCAATGCTTAACAAGTATCTTGTAGTTTCAAAATTATACACTGTGTGTGGCACCTGCGTATTAAATAAATAGTATGTTGAAGGCTTATATTTTAATTCTTCTATTTTAAATACCGCCCCCTCTTTGTTGGGAGCAAACGCACAAATACTTCGCGCCTCAGGGGTCAATAACATATTAATGCCAACGCCGCGTCTAGTATCTGTATGCCAATCATAACAGATGTATGGGTCCAGTTTAAGAATACCCGCTACAAAACTAAATCGATGAGATAACCATATAAAGAATTCGTCTTGGAATATAATTTCAGGCGGGACACGCTTTGCATTAAAGTTATAGTACGGCATCCACTCTGATGGGCTAAATGCAAAGTCTTGTAAGTTTTTATATATAGTAGACTTACTACCGATCTCGTAATACGGTTTCATTTTTCCTTCTATATATTCTTAATGGTGTGCGAGTCTTTTTAGATCCAGTTGTGGTGACTATGTTAACACGTTTAGGATTAAATTTTCCGTCCTTCCAAAACGCACTGCCCCTTAACGCAAATATAGCAGTCGAGGTTCCTATTCCTAGACGTGAGTAACTATAACTAAATCCCATAATACCTACGTTAAATCTGCCCCCAAAAATACTAGCGGCCGCTACCGATGTAAGACGTGGTCCACCTTGATACATATCTGACAAATTAAAATTATCTACGAGTGGCCCTATAAATACTGGCGCTTTTAATTCCCTTGCATATGCACCTGCTTGTTCTACATAGCCTGCAAACTCAGTAGCATTTGTGTCATAACTTAATTGTTTTTTACATTCAATCCCAAAGAAGATAAACCCGTCTTCATATGGCGCTTTAACATAGAAGTCAATATACTTTCCTATGCTTTTTATTTCATACTCTTGTACGTAATCCCAACCTACTTCCCTTAAAAAAATTAATATAACTTTTGTAGCATCGATTTCTGTCTCGGTTATACTATCCGCCCAGGATCTACACCATTGTAAACGGGGGTCTCTAGCAATCGCCATAACTTGCGCCATGATGTGCTTCACACGCTACAGGTAGCCCGGTTGCCCACAAAGGAGGAGAAGACATAGTGGACATTATGAAGGAGAGAGCTTCATCCACTTCTGTCTCAGGGACAACGCAGACTACCGCATCGTGAACAGTAAGCACGGGTCTGTATTTTTTATTAATTTCTAGCATCTGTTCGCCGACAATGATGCGCGCCAAAGCTTGAATCACATTCTCAACGACTGATCCACCCCAAATGGAAATCATACCGCGTCTAGACTTATAAATATATTTAGATTTAGATTCTGAAATATCCCATGTAAGACCTGGATAGTATATATAAAGTCCGTTCGGTAATCGTATGCCTTTTGGTGTGACAAGTAAAGCATTGCGTGCGTCTAGATAATAAGGTTCTTTACCATTAGGCCATGCGGACATATCCCTTAATGCCTCATCACACGTCTTCCATAATTGAATTACTTTGTCATTAACTTCTCTATAAACTTTAACGAGCCGTTGGCATTCACTTTCATCAAGGTTTAATCCTGTTGCAATCTTTAGTGTTTGTTGTAGCTTGCTCCACCCTGTGCCATATCCTAGACCTAGAATACAAGTCTTACCCACTGCGCGTTCTGTGGTATCTTTCTTAGTGATAGGTCTACCATAAACTTTGGATGCAAACTCTGAATAAACATCACGACCTTCTCTATACCACTCGACTACGTCATCCTGTCCTGCAAGCCATACCAATACTCTTGCTTCAATTTGCGATGAGTCAGAATTAATAACAACGTGATCTTCCGGTGCGATGACTGCGTTCTTTAATGCTTTCTTTTTCTTGTCCCTAGCGGGTAAGTTTTGGAAGTTGACCTTGTCTGATCCTGCCCATCGTCCTGTGTGCGCGCCATAGTATTTAAGTGGGATAGGTAGTTTGCCTTTATTCCTAGCACCGATACCGATGAATCTTTCAATACGGGATTCTTCTATCGTTGACTTAGTTCCTAATCTAACACGACATAGTTCTTGAATGAATGGGTCTTCGTGTTCAGTTAATTCTAAAAACCCTGTGTCGCCTTTTGCTAATGCATACGTTTCTTTATCGGTCGTTGGACTAATCTTTGTAGGCGGTGTAATACCAAGCTCTATCAATAGCTCAGCGAATTGTTTATTAGATGCTAACTTAGCACGGACACACTCTTCGGTATCACACTCTAATCTTTTCATGAGACCTTGTAATAGCTGAGACTTCTCTGCTTGAATGTCATCTAGTCTATCTTGTAGTAACGCATCGTCGACTTCCAAGACAGGCTCGGTATACATGCGTAATGTTAAATCGATGAGTTTAACTTCGTTCTCTGGGAAATCAGGTGCTAGTATCTGGAATAATTTATGGGTAAGTTCTGTATCGTTCTTACAATACTCACCATATTGAGCAAGGTCTTGCGATGTAAAGTCTTCTAAACGTTTACCTTTTGCATCAACAACCTCTGTGCCTTTACGACCTAGATTGTATTTCTCCACAAGAAAAGCGAGACTTCCGCCCACGTCCACACCATGTATAGCCCGTGCCATACAAAGCGTATCCAAGTAAAGACCAGGAATGATGTTATAACGGAATGAAAGAATAGCCCCATCGAACTGCGTGTTGTGGCAAAGAAGGGCAGAGTTTTTCCAATCAATATTATCAAGTGCTTCTTTAACTTGATCACCTGTATACCACTTAGCTTCACTCTGATCAATCTTAATACTGACGCCGATGACTTGGAATCTCTCATCCTTTATGTATTCCTCTGTAGTTAACCCTGAAAGAGAAAAACCTACGTCGTAGTAGGTCTCGAAGTCTAGTGTGACTAGTTGCATGTATGCCTTTTAAAAATGGTGGGCTACTCGCGATTAATATATAGCAAAAATACCATCACGAATTTTCATATAAATAAAGTGCTTTCGCCCATTGACTTTATAGTATCGATAATACTACCACAAACGCTAAGAATAATCCAATCATAATTCTGTTGGTTATCTTCTCATCTTTTACTATTCTATCTTCGCTTTCATATGGCGCGCCCCATGCCTCTTTAGCTGAACGAGGTGTAGGTTTATCAACAGTATCAGGTTGAAAGAATCGCCATCCTTTTTTTGCGTTCTTCGCAAATACTCTACGTTGCCAATCTTCAAATTCTAATATTGCTTGTCTTGCACTTGGATTAAAGTTATTTAATTTTGCGTCTGCCACAATTTTTCTCCTCTTATTTTGTGTATTTTTCAAACTCGTTACGACATTCAATTGAACACCAACGTCTGTCATCTTTGACCGGCTCTTCACACCATATACAGTTCCCTGTTTGATTAGAAGGTTTTTTGATTTTACCGTGCGCATTTTTTACTCCTACATCTATCATGTGTTGCATGAAATCATTGGCGTTATCAACATCATCATTCATACCGAATACTTCATGCCTTTCCTTGATGAATTTCTTTCTGAGGTCTTACTAAAATACCCATTCCAATTTGTATTTGCTCCTTTAGGTAATGCTTTAGGTAATTTAATTTTGCCTTGTTTGGCTAGTTCTCTTACTCTTGCAGCGCTTCCTGTTGCATGTAATATAATATGATTACGAGATGCGTTTGGATACTTTTCCATGTATTGATTTACTGCTTCGATCAGTTGCTCATCTGTTTTTTTGTTAATCATTAAAACAAACACTCCCCTACTAATTTAAATAAATCTTCCTTGACTTCAATTGGTTTATCTAGTTTGACTACGTTCTTGCCTTGATCTTTGTGCCACTTAGCTTCTTTGGCTGACCATCTGTATTGACGTATGACTTCGCCATCACTATCTACTACTGCGTAACTAAACGGAATCATTTAACTTCTCGTCTCGCAATCTCTTTAGCAATCTTAGCACGCTTCTTGCCCGGCTCTTGAACCTTGTCAAGCATGTCATATAATACTTTTAATGCTAATGCTTTTAATCTATCTTTACCCGTCTTTGTTTTAAGAGGGTTAGCGTGTCGTTTACTTTTGTGTATCTGTTGTGTTGCCATTAAAAACTCCTTTGTTCAAAACATTCAAGGTGTGACTTAACATAGAAGTTAGGTTTAATTTCTTCATAGAGTTCGCCTTGTATACATTTAAGATCCTTCTTATATTTAGTCTGTGTATTATTATACTTCATAATTCCCCAAGTGATACAACATCCTACAATAAGTCCTACTAATATAAATCCTGTGCCATCATATTTTTTATCCATCATACTCTCCTGTATTGTCTATAAACTCTGCACATTTTGTTTCCCTTCATTACATTATATAAATTACACCTTATGATAGGTTTGTTTTGTGCAATCAAATATTGTTCCCCTACTACTTGCACCCCCGCCTGTGTAGCAACACTTGTGGCAAGAGAAACACATCCCATATTAAAGGCCACTATAAGCATCAGTAAGACGTTGCGTAGATTCACGATAGCTTTTAATTCCTGTAATTTTTTCAGCATTTGCTTCATCTTTGTAGAGGGGGGTGATCGTAATGTAATGTTTCTTATTAGGAAGGTCTCGTATCCACGACAATTCTTTCGGGCGAAATTGTGTTATCGATGACCATACTAATTCACCATTGACATTGAATTCTTCCGTTGACCATGCGTATGGTTGTTTAAGGGTTTCTTGCATATTTACTTCCACCTTGTTTATAAAATATTAGGTTCGACCATTTTACTACAGGTTGCAATCCTGTCCATGATCTTGGTTTCTTTATTGTTGTGTCATGAAAGTGGGTCGCACCATAACTATAATCTACTTCTAATCTATGTAATACTTTGTATGCTATGTCTTTATATTGTTGTTGGATTACCGATGGCGGTTTAACTAGTCCATACCAACTAAATTGCGCCGGCCGTTTCATTTCACTGCATACATTTTTATGATTAAACTCAGCCCTTCGCATCAATACATATCCCACTGCGATTTGCGCTTGTTTCGGTTCTTGCGCCGACTCCATGTAAATGGTCGTGGCGAGGCACATCAATGCTTGATCTAACATAGCAGTCTCCTTATAACATCAGCACTTAGCTTTGAAGCCAGTTCCTTGTTATTTTTTATTATTCCGAACTTCTTGTTTTAATCTTTCTAGATACCATGAGGCCTTGTCTAAATCCTCTAGTCCGTTTTTGAATTTCCATCGCCAAACATATTTGATAATGTTAGCAGTGCATACTGCCTCGATTCCAAATAGTCCTTTGGTGGCTTCCTTGATAGCGTCAATACATTCGATCGCGCCTTGTGTGTAATGTGATGGGTGATTCACATTATCTTTGATTACTTTTTTTATTTTACTTCTATAACTTTTTAATATTTCTGTTAACCTAGTCATTCAATCTCCTTTACTAGAGTCAATAGTGACTCTATATTACCCTCGTTTATCACAATTGCCAAGCCTTGATTGCGTTTTATCTGCTCGATGTTGTATTCTTGCAACGCAGTAAGTTTACCTTTACCGGCCTTACACTCGATGCCAATAAACTTTCCCTTGTAGCAAACAATGATGTCAGGCACACCACTCCTACCATATCCCGCAGTCAATGGTGAGAAATGATATGCACCAAAATCATCTAATATTTTCTTGACTTGTTTCTTTACCTTTGCTTCCGGTGTCATATGGTGGGTATCACATTTAGTTTTGATTGGCTTGATGTCCATAGACTACCCGCATCGTTGCCCTCATCATCACGCATCGGGATTATCCAATGACCATCAGTAAACTCGATAATCAATGCTGATTTATTCCACGCAATATCTTCACGCTCTTGGTCATTTAAATATCTTACGCGTCTAATTGTTTTACCTACCAAGAAATTACTAGCTAGGTTTCCCCAATGTTCTCTGATGTCTGCATCGTTCTGTTCAAATAATTCCATCTGTTCCATTATCTATCTCCTTTGTTTTTAAATCGATCTACACTTTTATGTATCATACGAGCATAAGCACTCGCGTCTTGTAATGCACTATCTTCAAACATTGCTTGTAGCTTAATTGTTTCCTCCCACTCAATGCTTGATACTTCTTCGTCAACATACTCCTCGTAGTCTCTCTCCATTACTCTCCCTCTTTCATCCATGTTTTAAATAAAATATAAATTAACCATACTAGTCCTATAAACCTTATCGTATCAATCATCAGTCCTCACACACTCCGCCAACACAAGAACGACTAATAATTTCTTCTTCTAAATCGTTGTATGCGTCTGCTTGTAAGAGGTGATCTTGATGTTTCTTTTGTCGATCATATAAACTATGATCCGTCTCGACCGCGTATGCCTTGACAACCATGCCTGTCTCTCGTAATGGTTCTGTTAACAATGTAGCGACATGGTCACTCGGTTCTACATCCCATGTCTTTACCTCTTCATACTTACTTTCTTCCATGCTTACCTCGACTACCACGCTAAACTTTTTCATATATTCTCCTAATGTATTTTCTCTTTGTTCATATGCTTATCTAAAATCTGATCTAACTCTTTTTTCTTTTCGATAATTCTAATTGCTATTTGCTGACATTCTTGCACCTCGCCTATCGACATATTCCTTGATATCTCTAGTGCTAACTCTGTCGCTTGGTCTGACTCGGTATCACTTGGTGCTACAACTGCTCTTACCATTGCCTCTACTAATGCATCTTCTTTAGTCATCATCTCATCACCATTACAAGTAAAAGAAACACATTAATCCCTACCGATACCACTGCACAAAATCTTAATCGTCTGTAGTGTTCTTTGTTGATCGGTGTGTATTCACTTAAATATACTTCTCTGTCATAGCCTTTATAACTTGGCGATGATGGTGTTTTAAATATCGGTTTTGTTTTCATGCTTACCCTCCTCAAAGTTTTTTATTGATTGCATATACTGATTTGTTGCGTAGTTAATACCTCTTACAATACCTAGTCGCATTGCATCATAGAACATCTTTGCATCTTTCTCTGACCTTGTTCTCTTATGCACATCGACATACTCGTAATACTCTGCTACTGCTACTTCAATAATGTCTTCTTCAAACTTGCGTTTCTTTTCTTCGTTCTTCTGATGTTGTGTCACTTGTATATCCTCCCTAGTCCCGAAAAAATACTTTCCAAATCTTTAGGTTCAAACGCTTTCTTATCAAATTCAAACTTTGTTTTTCTACCATTACCATGTTTGACATAGCCTGTCACCATAATCTGTTCGACTATGATTTGTTTTTGTTTCTTGTCCGTCATTTAATATTCCTCTTGTGGTTCACCATACTTTTGTGCCATCTCTTGATTAATCTCGCAATTAGCTTCGTATTCAACTTCATCTAAGTATCCCTCGATGTCTTTACCCGCTTGTCTAAATGCTTCCGGTAATGCTAGGTCTTCTATTCTACCATCGTCCCATTTAATTGTAATCCACCAAGATTTTATTTTTACATTTCTTGGGTCTTCTAACGGCGGGTCTAGGTCTCTTTCTAGTTCTTCGTTCATGCTGTTCTCCCATAAAATTCTTCAAAGTCTTCTTCATAAAAAGTTCTAGTGCAACCTCTTGAAACTCGAAGCCACCCATCTTCATCGTAATCATTACGAGTGATAGCAAACTCTATTGTGATAGAAGTAAGTAATGATTCATCGCCATCATCTACCTCATCTGCCTCTGTTTCATACTCTTCTACTTCTGCCTTATCTACCC